ATCTGACCGTCATCTTGCGCATCATAAAAAGATATTTTAACTCTCTTAGGTTCTATATATCCGTCAATCTCAATAATGTTGCTGTCTATTTGCCACGTAATATCTTTTCCTAAACTACTAGTAGATGTACTTTGGCTATTAATTCCTAGCACATCTATACTGTCTTTAATAACTGTATTAGAAATAAAATCATAATTCTTTTGACCGTCATTGTAATTAAATGCAGTTTCTTTAGCACTTTCAAATAGATACTCTGTAAACCTATAGGTTATCTTATAATCAATTCCTGTCCACACAAAAGAAAATAACCAACTTGAATCTTTATTTGTATTTGTCGTGTCGCCTTGATATATTAGACTAAACGGATCAGTTGTGCTAAGATTAGTATCTGTGACAATAGTCCAAGCATTTTTCTCTCTGGAAAAACTCAACCCAAAGTTAAAGTAATTTAAACATAAGTTAATAATTTCTGATTGTAATGCAGGAGTAAGGGTAGTAACTAGCGGGGGTATAATTTCAGAAATTATTGCATCCGATGGAACATAATTTGTTAATGTTATAGGACCAGTGCCGTCTGCCAGTGTGCCTGCGCCACTATTATAACCATCGCCGATTGTAAGAACTAGAGACGACCAAAAATAATCTCTTGTATTTTTGTCCTGTGTTGATGTTAATTTTCCGCTAGGTAAAAAGTACTTGCCTGCAGGTGGTACAAATTTAATTAAAGCACCATTGATGGCATATTTTAAATCAGTTGAGCTAAAATAGCCGGTGGGTAATGCTGTGCCGTTAAGTTTATTTTGAAAATACCCAGTTGTTTGATTAGTAGTAGATGTTAATCGTTTCCAAGAAACATTAATTGGAGAAATTTTAGATCCGCCAACTAACGTATCATAATTAGCCGACCTGCGATAATTGTCATAGTAAAAATGTTTTAAATCATTTTTTTGCAGGATAGGAATAATAGTGTTTAGTATTATTGCATATATATCGTTACGACCTGCAAATGTAAAATTAATTTCTTGAGATGAAGAATTTTTATATATAGCCCCATCTGAACCATAGATGTTAACAGAACTATACTGTCCAGTAATATCGCTTAATTCAAAGTATTTAGAAATACCAGTTGAGACTCTGTTAATACTTTTAACCTTAAGAATATCATTACCGGCAGTTAATGGACTAATTTGATAATCTTCAGCCGTGACCATACGATTCTGTGTATAATATGCCTGTGGTGCTTTTCGACGTATGCTGGTGTTAGATTCTGTACCAGATGCATTGTCAACTGTGTACTGCAAACTTAAAGTTAACGATATTGTATTTTGCTGACCGTATTGGTTGTAGTAAGGAATTTTAACCTGTATACCGTTGATCTGATCCGGAGTAATTGAATAAGATAGCCCGTTACCTTGTCTATAATAAAGTACAAAATTTCCTTTGGGCAAATTACCAAACGCACCATCAGCAAAGTTTAAATCTATTTGATCATTGATTCGTGTGCCAACTGCATAGATATTGCGGTCTGCATTTGTTACGTTATTATAGATAACATTATTACCGGTAATAGCCTGTACCTGTGTCCATAACGTACTGTGATTTCCATTTGAATCTAACTGCCATAGCCATACATCGGCATCATTTATATTAGTAGAATTTACTCCTACTACTTCATTTTCGACAGGGACGTCAATGATAAATTTATTAAAAGACAGGGCGCCTTGTCTAAAATGAACAAAGAATCCAGTGTTAGGACTCGCATTTCCCTTGGCGTCATTTCTAAACAAGAAATCAAAATTAGCATTAGGCCGTGGAGTAGATTCGTATATGTAAGTATGATCGGAAAATGTGGCTCCTGCAATTTCAAAATCTGTAGGTGTGCCATTGATAGATTTTGAAAAAGCAAAAATTGGCACATCGTTTAATGCACTGGCAATTTGATAACGTTCTGTAGGAATTCCACTAATTCTTGCGCTATCATAGGGTTTTCCAAATGTACTACCGGCCGGCATGGCAGAATTTAATACTGTTAAAAATTGTGAATACCAATTAACATTTGTGGAATCATTCCACGAAATGGTAGCATTGGCCAAATTAATTCCAGCAGAATCAAAAACACTGTCTGTGGTACTGATGCTGGTAATCTTTAATAATCCGTTTGCAGGTATTGCTCTAGAAGGATTGTAGTTAATTAACTGTGCTAGATTTAATATGCTGTCTCTGCGCTGTGCTGTTGCTAAAAAGTTCTCTCGAGCATTCATGTCAACTCGGAAACTTAAATTCTGCCCCATGTAGGCAATCAAATCTATTAGTGCAATATACTCGCTAGATTCAACATAGTCGTTGAAATCTTCAGGATAGTTAGCCTGAAGATATTGAATCATAGTACGTTTTAAAGTCTCAAAATCATAAGACTTAAAATCGGAATTGTTGAAGGATTGGTATATCTTTGTCCAATCTTCGGCAACTAGTAGTTTTGAATTTGTTGAAGGAATCATAAGCAAGTACCGTTTATAACGTATTTATTACCGCTATAAACCTGGTGTTTTTAAGCCAACAAGCCAGCATTGCGGTTGAACTCTAGTCGCATCTGATCAGTTTTATCTGTGTTGGCATATGAAAGTGATAGTTCGATATAGAACCCGTATTCTTGTTCTACAACATTGATGTTAGTTGGAATTAGTCTAGGATCATTAGTTAAAATAGCATCAAGATCTTCAGCAATCTTTGTTTTAACATCAGGTGTTAATGGCTCGTAGATCAAATCCCATATAATAGTTCCAAATGTAGGATTCATCAGTCGTTCACCTTTTCGGGTGTTCAACTGATTTAACAAATCTTGTTTGATCACATCAAAATCGTATTGTTTAGTTGTGATAGATCCTTCGTCGAGCGAACTAAACCCCTTGTAAAAATGACTAGATTTTACAGTAGTTTGTGCTTTGATATTTGTTGCCTGAAGGATAATATTTTTTTGTACCATACTGTTATTTACTTCCGCCATATGTTACTGGATTGCCTGAACCGTCTGTTATTGGTTTGCCTGATCCGTCTGTTACAGGTTCTGCATCACTAGGAACTTTTTGTAGTTGTGTTCTTACATAGGCCAACTGATCTCGTACTTTACTGGCCGCATCTGATTTAGTTACATAGCCTTTCTTTTCCTTGTCTAGGCCTTTGTTTTGTTCATAGGCTTTAGTAGGTTCTTTGAACAAAACATAGTCTAAAGGTTTACCTACAGCAACTGGCCATAAGATTTGCATATATAAGTCTTCTAGTTGCGGACTGGCAACTTTAGCAACCGGTCCTTTCTTGAAGTAAGTTTTTACATACTCCATTTGTTCAACTCGGGTCATTGCGGCCAGTGTGTCAGTAGTTGTACCTAGAGCAATTGCAGTAGGTTTAATAAATTGAATCAAGCCTGTAGCACCGATACTGTTACGTAGTGCAGGATTAAATGTGCGGCCTGTTTCAAATGCCATACAACATAGCAAATCAATATAAGAACAATTTAGAGATTTAGCAGTATCTTTAACCGCTTTTATGAATCCAAGATCTTTAACCCAATCGGCGGCCATTTCTTTTCTGTTTAAATTATCTGGAGGATTAGAAGTTGCGGCCGGACTTGAAGGAGTAGCCGACGACGGAGTTTTCTTGTTACGTTGTGTAGGGGCCGCGGCCCCTACATCAGTTTTACTAGAATTAAACTTTCCAGGATCAATATTTTCATGCTGGTCCCAAGGCTCGTGTGTAGGCACACGTTTCATAATAGATTCTAAATCTGATGTTTTATAGAATTGTCCGTTTTGCCAACCACCGTCTTTATCTCTGTTAGGCAATAAAAACTTAGGTAATCCAGCGGGAATTTCAGCAGTATAGGCCGCATCTGTTGGAGACGGCTTGGCCGGAGTGGCAGCATTAGGTCCGTTCATGTCAATAGTAGCCGCACTTTCAATATGATGTGCAGATGTAATATTTGTAGATCCCGCGGCCTGTAATTTGTAATCTGCGCCAACTACAATATTAGTATCTGCTCCACTTTGGAACGACATAATTTGCCCAGAAATAAGATTATAATTTGCGCCGGTTTGATAGAACATGTCAGCACCAGATTTAATGTGTGTTTCAGCAATAGTTGTCTGGAACATGGATCCGCCAACACCAATGTGTACATCGCCCGTAACAGTATTTTTATAATCACCTTCTGTTGTTTGATCGTAGTCACCCGAAATAGCAATCTTTCCATTGCCCTGTATTACTAATATATAATCGTTTGTAACATCCGACTGATAAGATCCTTTAACAGACACATTCATGTCCCGGCCTGCTTCAATATTAATATCCCTATCTGCTCTAAAATTAAAATCCATTTCAGAATGGATGCTAACGCTATCGGCCGAATAGACATCTATCTTACCTGAACTGGTTAACTCAATCCATGCAGTTCCTTTACTGTTGCCTATATAGATTAGATCGTGAGTATTGTGTAAAAGTATCTGGTGCCCAGTGCGTGTCCTAATACGAACTAGTTCGTTTTGTCCATCTTTGTCGCCGTCATCCATTACAAAACTACTGCCGCCTAATCGTCCAACAGGAATATCTATTGTAGAGTCGTTATATTTTAATCCATTAGATCGTTGTTTGCCTGCGGTGTCGATAGGTCCCGGTGTTGAAATGCCAAATACTGCTGACGGGACTTCTCGCCTAGCACTGCTAGAAGTAGGACCTCGTATTGGATCTATTAGCAATCCTTGTGCTAATAATCTATCAGCAAAAGGTTTAAAAATAGGTTTGTTATATTTGTTAGGAGTATTAATGTCTTGGCTGTTTTCGCTAGCATCTTTGAGAGATTTTTTATGGAACTCTGCTACTGGCAAATATCGTGTGCCATATTTTTGTTCATCTT